TATGTGGGTAGCGTGTTATATACTTAATTATATTTCCCTCTATGAAGTCTAACTCATTAGCAGTTATGTATTCAAGTGGTGTAATACCTAATCCTACATAGTGTTTAGGTGTTGTCACTTCCTCATTTTCATGTAATGATCGTATGTCATCTTGGCTGTTACCGACCTGCACATAGGATTGAGTTTGTGCATCCCATTGTTGAACAGGCTTGAGAACATCTACTAGAGATTGAACCCTTGGAGAGTTTCGTAGAACATTCTTAATGTTGTCTTGATCATCTCTTCCGAATCCCTCAGTAGAACTGTACCTCTCATCTAACGCATGTTCTTTTTGTTTAATACCCTTTATTATGTGGGATTGGTTAGGACTAACATGTTTTATTATTGCGTCCTCTAATCTTTTCCCCTTTCTTGCAGGGTACTCAGGTAAATTATTTTGAGGTTTAATTGCTGGAGCATTACTTACCTCAACTTGTTTTGATCTTTCTATCTCATCCATGTCATAGTTACTCATACTGTCTCCTCGATTGGTGGTTCCCAAAGTGAAGGTGGTTTATCTACACCATTAAACTGATCCTTCTGTAATATGTAAGCCATTCGTGCTTGTAGAGTAGCAAACTCCTCGTCAAATCCTTTTTCTTTATAGGTCTTTACCACCGCACCCCAACGACTGTCACCATTCTTGTCTGCTTCCTCAAGTATTTTGTTTGCAGTAACAGCACCAACACCAAGACATCCGGGGTACCCATCTACTTGATCACCTGATAAAGCTTGTCTATAGAAGTTTTTCTCTGCACTCTTCTCTGATAACTTAAAGATACTTTTTGTTTCAAAGTCCCAATGATTTCCTGGGATTGTGAGTAAGTCTTTGTCTGCTGATACTATACAAGTACCTTCTTGATCTTTAGTACACTCAATACCTAGGTAGTCATCTGCTTCCAACCACTTAGATTGTTTTGTTTCGTAAGCTTTCCTCATGTACTCTCGTGCTGGTGTGTAGCACACAGGTTTTCTAGTGCCAACTCTCTTAGCTTTATAGGTCGGGTTTATTTTCTTTCGGAAGTTGCTGTGTGAACTTAGGAATACTACTACACTATCAGCGTTAGACTTCTCCTTAAGTTGACTGATCTCTGAATCAATGAGACCTTTAACAACTCGGAAGTCACAATGTAAAGTCCATATATCATCACCCCAATCAACCTCTTTCTCTGATACACAACAGTTTTTATAAACTACTATGTCACCATCAATTAATAATTTCATTCATCCCCTTTTATATTAGTGAGTCTCTGCCCAATTAGAACCAAAGGTGTACTCACCTGTTAGTGGTACCCTCAAATTAAGGAGGTTACCTGAATTAGTGATTGCTTCTACTGCAATTTTTCCTATTGTATCTTCTAGTCCTTCACGAACAAGAACTTGTATCTCATCATGAATGAACGCAACTTGCTGGTAATCTATGTCCTCTGTGTATCCTCTTTCTTTCATTAATCTGTGGAACTCAACCACCCACTTCTTACATACAATAGCACCTGCTGACTGACACAGGGAGTTAAGTGATGAGTGTGTAGATCTTACTGGTACCTTTCTTCCATCAATACCAAACAGGTATCCTTTCTCTGCTTTCCTGAACACCTCTTCTCTTAGTTTCTTAAATGCTGGTACCTTCTTGAAGAATCTATTCTTTAGTTTCCTACCTTCTCCTTTATCTTTACCCACAATCTGACCAAGCTTGGCATCACCTGCCCCATACAATAGACCATAAATAAAAGTCTTAGCTTGATCCCTACTAGGAAGGTCAGTAGCTTTTCGATTAGCTTCATGTATATCACCACTAACCACAACTTTAGCATAACGACCACCATCAAAGGTAGCAAGATAGTGAGACACAACCCTAATTTCAAGAGAACTAATGTCACATCCAAGTAGACTAAAGCCTTGTGGTGCATAGAATAGTTTTCTACACTCTGTTCCATATGGTGTCTTGACACTAGGTACCTGACCGATGTTAGGGTGGGAATGAGAACATCTACTAGAGATTGAACCCATTGTATTAACTGATCCGTGAATCTTGCCGTTCTTTTCGTGATGTAACCAAGCATGTTTTCCCTCTGATAATTGAGCTATTAATTTATTCACAACAAATGCTTCAGCCATTAGTTTAGCTTCAGGATAAGGTAGCTTAGATAGTATCTGTTCGTCTATCTTAGGCTCATTGGTTGGAGTGAAATCTTTTGGCTTCCAGCCTCTCAACTCTGTCAATCTTTTAGCTATGTGTTTACGTGAGTTAGGATTGAAGTAAACAATCTTCACCTTGTTGTAGGTGTCATTCTTTCGTGAACCTTCATCAACTATCCATGAACCAAAGACTTTCTTTAACTCAGTTTGTAGTCTATCTCTTTTCTCTGCAAGTTTTGCATACAATTTAGATGCTCCTTCAACATCAAAAGGAAATCCATTTTCAGTTTGCTTCAAACATATGTTATGGATGTCATGCTCTAATTGTATTGAGTCCTCTGGAAACTTTGCATCAAGTAACTTACAGTACAGCTTGTAGTTAAGTTCAACATCATTCTCACAGTACTCTACCATCTCATGACTGAACTCTGCAAAATCTGAGAACTCTCCCTTTCCAAAGTTTAACCTCTGACCCCACGACTTAAGTGAATGTCTACCATACTGGTCTTTGTCAATAGCTTGGTTGTTAAAGTCTCTCTTTGCTCTGTCTGGATAGATCAACCTAGACCAGACAAGTGTGTCTCTTATCTGTTGTGTAGGATCTGGTTCCCATTTGAAAAACGATTTCAGAGCAATAAGGTCAAAACCTAAAATGTTGTGTCCTATAATCGTGTCGAAATTTTTTAGGAAAAATAGTCCGTCTACTACTTCCTCACCTACAAAAGACCACAACCTATCTTCTTCAACATCATAGATTACTAAACAATGTACCTTAGTAAACTCCTCTAGTAAACCATCAGTTTCTATGTCAAATATACATGTCTTCATCTTCCCCCTCTTTTAAATCTTGCACCATTGCAATCATTGAATCTAAACATAGTTGACAAAAAGTAACTGGAATAAGACCAAACATACCAGTAACTCCATCACCTACAAACTGTGAGTCCTGCCCACATATTGTACAACTGTCTGTGTGTAGTGTTTCAAACATATCCATTAAAACACCGAACTATCACCAGACCAGCTTTCATCTTCTTCTACCTCATCAAAGGGTATCTCATCTACTGGTACCTCAGTTAGTCTTCCTGTTTTGTGATCGTAGTCTAACTCACATGCTACACCAGTTTCTCCTGTCCATCTGTTTTTTAGTACTCTTACTGTAGTACGATCTGGATTGTCACCTTGTTGGTCTCTTTCACAACCAATAACAATATCAGACAGTTGGCCTATGGAAGCGGAACCTCTTAACTGTGCCATGCTAGTCTGTGCTCCATCCTCGTGACCTTTATTACCTTGTGGTCTCTTCAGGTGTGACACAAGTATAAGTCCACAGTTTACCTCTTCTACCAGACCTCTGAGTTTGGTCATCAGGTTATCAATTGTTCTCCTCTCGTCACCTTCTTCAATACCTGATACCACAATAGATAGGTGGTCTAATATAATAAAACTACAACCACATGCAGTCACCATGTACCTAATCTTGGATAAGAGGTTATCACTTGCTAGTGAACCCCAATGGTCGTACATGTAAATATTACCAGTATTTAATGTGCTATCAAAGGCATCTTTAAATTCTTCATCTGTGACCTCAACTGTACCAAGATGTAGTGGCTTATTTAAGTGTAAGCCCATAAATCCTAGTCCAGTACGCTTGTTGGACTCCTCTAGTGCAATATATCCAATCTTTTCTTCTTGATTTAGGATATGGTTTGCTACCTCTCTACAAACTTGTGATTTACCAATACCTGCACCTGCTGTAATTGTGACTATCTCACCTCTTCTCATACCAAGAGTCTTTTTGTTTATACCTTCGTATGGATAGGAGCATGATGCCATAGAATCTTCTGCACTTACTACATCCCACAGGTCTTTACCATTTATAATTCCGTCTGGTCTAAACACTCTAGCTTGCCAGATACAATCAATCAATTCTCTTACTCTACCTTTAACTAACATCTCATTAGCATCCTTTAAAGGTAGCTTTGCTATCTTAGCTTTACCCGGTGGTAAGATTTGAGCACATTCTCTAGAAGCTTTAATACCTGCTTCATCGCTATCAAAACAAAAGATGACCTCTTCATACCCATCAAGTAATTCTATGCTCTTACGTACCGCTTTTGCGGCTCCTGCTGACCCATTTGGGATAGAGTAGACAGGCCATTTGTTACCTTGAGACTGTGAAACGGATAATGCATCTATTTCACCTTCGCAGACTATTGCTTTCTTTCCTTTACCTGACCAAAGGTGCTGACCATACAAACCTGCTTCTTTTATGTCACCTCTGATGTGGAAGTCTTTATTACGAAACCTAATTTTCTGTGCAACTCTTTCTCCACTTGAATCTTTGTAG